GCGACCGACATGCTCGGGGAAGACGCTCGCGCCCTGGTCGGCCATGATCTGGGTCCAGGTGACCGTGTAGTAAGCCACGCCCTGGGACTGATCCTTGATCGTGAACAGCGGCTTCAGCTCGGCCGGCGGTGTAGTCTCAGGCGGCAGCACGCCCGTGCGGCCCCAGAGAGACGTCTCTAGGTCTGCCAGGATCTCAAGCACCCGCCCGCCGATCGCGAGGCCCACGGCCTCTTTCTCGATACGGCGATTGCCGACCACCTTGGCTTCAGCGACCACATAGGCGACCCACTCGATCGCCAGCCAGAAGTGGCCCTCGGCCTGCTGGCCGGTCTTGATCTTGGAAAAGCCGATCCCGATTCCGGGCGCCTTGACGACGGTCTTGTTCACCAGCTCGGAGATATCGACCTTGCCAGGATGGGCCTCGACGGTCACGCCCGGATTGAGCGTGCGCAGCGTCGAGACGATCGACGCCTGCAGCGGACCCAGCGCATCGGTGGCGAGGAGTTGATCCAGCTGCTTCGGCGCGATCATTGCATCACTCCGAAGTGGTCGGTCACGACGTCGATGATCTCCTCGATGTTGTCATCGGAGAGGCCGACGAAGGGGCGCGGCGGAATGGTCACCTTCTTCGCGTGGATCATCTGGCGATTGCCGCCCAGCGCGAAGACAAGAGCCTTGCCGTTCTTCGGCACAATCGTCATCCCGTCCTGGTGGACATGTGCATATTCCCAGGTGGCGCCCCACTCGGCGTGGTCGGCTGATGCGGTCCACACCAGCGAGGACAGGAGATGCTGGCCGGTCTCCATCAGGATCGAGGTGCCCTGCGTGTTCGGCTTCCAGGGCGTGCCATCGGGCGCGGTCTTTTCCTCCTCGATGCGACGGCGGGTCTGGCTCTCTCCGAGCGCGCCGATCGCGGTCATCAACTCGGTCGGCTCGAACTCGAAGATCGGCCGGAGGCGCAGGAAAGCTTCGTCCAGGCCGGTGACATCGATGACGATCGAAGTGCTCATATCCGGCCGAGCCTCTCGCGGGTAAAGACGCGCTCGGGCGCCTGCAGCACCACTTCGTTCTGGCCGATCTCGCCGACGTCAGTGCTGCCATCGCCACCGGACTGCGGCGTGGTCGTGGTCAGCGCACCCCTGCCGGCTGCGATCTGTTCGAGCCGCTTGATGGTCTGGTCGTAGCGTTCCTTGATGTTCTCGGTCGAGCGCGAGAAGTCGAGCGCGATCCGATAGAAGGCAACGTCGATGCAGTAGAGCCGCAGAAGCGAAAGCGAGTCGGCATCGAGCGCGGAAAGCTCGGCTGGCGAGTAACGGCCGGCGAGAATGCCACGGATCTCGATCGAGGCGTCGAGCAGTCCCTTCTCGATGCGCAGATCATCGCGCAGGCCGGTCTGTTCATCCGCCGCCACCAGTGTGAGCTGATCGCGGAACCGGGCTTCGATGTCGGCGATGGTGGCGTAGGGCTGCATGATGTCCTCGTGAAGTGAATGCCGCTGTTGTGCTCGCGTCACGCGGGCCAGGGCTTAGGCGCCGGGTGCAGGCAAACCTGCATGGCGCTTCGCGGCGCTCCCGCTCGATCGTCAGTCTTCGTCTGCCGGGCGTTCTTCGAACCGGCCGTCGATCTTCAGCAGCGGATCGGCGCGAAGGGCTTCGATTACCGCTTCCGGATCGTCGCCGAGATCCTCGGCGCGCAGCTCGACCGGTACCGGACCAAAGCCGAAGCCAGCACGACGGCGCGGCCCACCAGGCGCGGAGACGATCAGCACCTGGTCGGCGACCATCATCTGCATTTCGTTGCCTTCAGCGCCGAGCGCGATGACTGCCTTGCCGGCTGCGTTCTGGACGGCCGCGAGGAGGCCTTCCGAAAGCGGCTGGTCTGATGTGATGGTCAGAGCAGCACCCGGCATAACGTCATCGTTGAGTGCCTGATCACCGCCAGTGGCGATATCGAGCAGCTTCCCCTTGACCTCGTCAGGCAGTGCGCCTGCGGCATGGGCCGCCTTGATGTCGGCGATGACCGTATCGAGCCGTTCGTCGCGTTCGGCCTCGGCGAGTGCGTTCCAGGCTTCAACCGTGAGGCCGGAAATCTGATGGGCGACGGCCACGACCACGCCGAGCTGGAGGCCCTTGCCATCGGCGATCTCGACCAGCGCCGGCAGCGTGTTGGAGCCGTTCAAGGTTTCATCGTCCACCGGCTTGGTGACCGGCTTTGCCTGGGCGCGCTTCGACATGAGGTTCTCCTGATCTTCGTCCTTCGGGTTCTCGGGAAAGAGGCAAGCCTGCCGCTTTCCGGAAAACCCGGTGGCCCGCACAAGTCTCGGGCCACCGGATCGCTCGCCACCCCCGCCAAGGGTTCGTGGACTAGCCCAGACGCGGTGCGTGCATGATCTGCACGAGGTTCTGGTTGGTGTTGGTGGTGCCATTGATCTCCTTCGAGAGCAGGACATCACGCGCCTTGAAGTGATTGGTGTTGCCCACGATCAGGTGCGTGGGTGCGATGTTGAGCTTGCGCCCCTCATCGTCGGTGAACCCCGTCATGGCGACGTACGCCGCGCGCAGGTTCTCTTCGTTTAGCTCGGCCTTGGAACCGAAGGCCATCTGCCAGAAGCCGAAGCCGGCCGCGACGCGTGCATCGACGCCGTAGATGTATTCGTCGCGCATGAACACATGATCGGAGTTCGTAGCGTCTTCTTTGGTCGTGAAGGCATAGTCACGGCGTTTCTGGAAAACGAAGGGCTTCAGGGGGCGGGAGAGGTCCGCGAGGATCCACATCTCGCCGGCTCCGGCCTGCATGTTCGAAACGGAAACCTGTGCACCTTCCTTGCCGACCGGGTGATCCGTGTCGAAGAAGTTCTGTCCGTCATAGCAGAGCGACGTGAAACCCGAGTTGATCAGGTCAAACACGACTTCATCCGGATGCTGGGCGGCCGACTGCCCCATCATCTGGAAGCGCGGTGTATAAAGGCCGAGACGATCATCCTCGATGTCGTCGCGGGCGACAGTCACCGTGGACTCGAACTTGCGATTGACGATGCTGTAGCTATGCGTCTTCATCGTCTGGAACTGGCGATCGCCAATCCACTCTCGCATCTTCGGGAAGTCACCGAGCCAGCCATAAACCTCCTCACGCGTGTTCGAGTTGATGATCGTCGCAACGGAGGCATACATGCTGGGCGTGCTGCTGAAGGCGCTCTGGAAGGCAGTCTTGAAGCCGCGCTGTGCGGCGGAGAGGATGGCGGCTGTAATCACGCGGGCCATGGTTGGTCCTTTCTGGATAGGTTAGAAGCCGACCCGAACGAAGACACGCCCGCCGTCGAGTTCGATGACTTTGCCCGCGATAGAGCGGGTGTTGGTGCCGGAAGTCTTGGCCACCGTCTGGTCGTCGACGATGTAGCAATCCTTCTGGATATCGGCCTCGGTGACGGCATCCGCCCCGTGATTAGCGAAATCGAAGGTGCCGCGTTCGACGGGAACCTTCTTCGCGCCATCCGCGCCCGAATTGACGACGGTCTCCTGCGCTACGCCGATGGCGATCAGGCCCGTAGCCGTGCGGCCAGGGACCGCGAGGCCGGTATCCATGACCACAAGGGCGCCTTGGTGAATGGTGGTTGCGCCCTTGACGGGCGGGTTGGACTGGCGGCCTTCGGTGCGGATCACGCGGCGGCCCTGGCTCAAAGCGGTCATGTCACTCTCCAGATCTTGGGACTTTTCAGGCAGCCGTCAGGCCGTTGTGTTTGCGATAGTCCTCCTCGGAGAGGCCCATCATTTGCATGACCTCGCGATCCTCGGCCGTCAGCGTGGCAAGCTGGCCTGCCGGATCTTTCTTGCCGTCGAGGCCGGAGGCGGCCAGCGTCGCGGTCATCGTGGCAAACAACGCCGTCACCTGGACGAGGCCTTCAGGCGTTGCGCAGAGCGCGGCAAAATGGTCACGCTGCGCCGGCACGATCTTCTTCGCCGTCAGCGCGCCTTCGAGCAGCGTGTCGACCTTGGCCTGGTGATCCGCCTTGTTGCGGGCTTCCAGTTCCGCGCTCAGCGTCTGGACCTTGGTCAGCGCCTCTTGGTGAATGGCGGGATCGATGCGGGCCTTCAGGCCGGTGAGAGCGGTCAGGCACGAGGCCTCGGATGCGTCCTCGGACAGACCGAGGGCTGCAGCAATTGCTTTCAGCATGGTGGGTTCCTTGAGAGTTGAAAGGTCAGCCGATGCGACGGCGGCCATGGAGGCGGCCGGCGCTGCAACGAGCGCGGCCGAATGCAGCCAGAAGGCCTTGCCGTTCTCGTCGTGTTTCAGGGTGGGAGAAATGTAGCGGTGCGTGCGCGCGGCCAGCACCTTGAGGCCGTCGGCCAGCCACTCGACCTTGCCATAAAGACCGTCAGCGCGCGCTTCGAGCTTCGAGACCCAGCCGACAGCCGGAGCCGCCTCGCCGAACATGGCCTTCTTAACCGTCGCATGATCGATGTCGATGGGGAGATCAACACCGTCCTGGACGAAGCGTGCCGCGAGCAGCTCAGGATCGACATCAAAAACGCGACCGTCGCGAGCGGTGAACTTGCCGCGCGGCGTGAGCTTGATCCATTCCGGGCCGACCTGCTTGGCAGCAGCAGCCGGGTCGGCAAGATAGGCGTCTAGGACAGTCAGGCCCGTCATGGCCTCGGCAATGCCGGGGACATCAGGAGCGAGCGTCGATAGGATGAGTGTTTGCGGTTTCGTGAACATGGCGGCAAAGTGCCACCGTTCTCTGCCGCCCTCAGGCTGACATCTGTCAGCCCGCCATAAGGAAGGCCGCTGAGAGGACGTTCGCCTCACATGCGCGCATCTAACCCTGACCCGGAGGGGGGATCAAGCCCCGTTCGATTTTTGAAGCCGTTTTGAAGCCCTTGGGCGCGTTTTGCAGGTCAGCCACGGCTCACCGCCCGTCCAGGGGGCTTGGCGCGCGTCTGTGGCCTTCCTTGAAAGACCCTTAAAGCTCCGCTATGTTGAGGAGCGCGGCGGTGAAATCGATTGGCCACGATGCCCGCTGGAGGATGGCCGGTGAAAGCCCGGTAGTGTCGCCCTCCCCGCCGCGCTCACATCTTTCCCTGTCTCAGTCTCTCGGCCTGGATCTCACGGATCTGGTGCAGCGATGTGGCGCGCAGGTAGCCATTGGCAGACACCGTGACGAACGACCGCCACCACGCCTTGCCCAACTGAAGCAGCACGGCGCGCACCGTGGATTTGCCCCTGGGGTCAGCGAGGATTTGCCCCTCCGACAGTATCTGCGGCAGAAGCGCGAAATCCTCGACATCGAGCTTGTGCTTGACCAGGCGTTCGGCAATCGCCTCGCTGGTGATCGAAATGACAGGCGATGCTGCGCCCAGTTCGGTGGCCAGCACCGGACTGTGCCCGGCCGGAAGCCACACCTTCTCCGCCAGGCGCGGCGCAAGCTGCAGATAGGGATCCGCCCAGAGGTCAGTCAGCACCCGCGTCGCGTCTTGCGGGTCAGCCACCGCAAGCTTCGTTTCGAGGTTCTGGATCAGCGTCGTCACCCGCGCCAGGCCGGGATTGGTCTGCCAACCGGGATCAATGCCAGGCGGCACGATCGAGATCTCGCCGGTGCGCCGATTGCGGTATTCGATGTCAGGCCCGAGATCCGGCGCCTGGTCGGTGTAGCGGATCTTGATGTCGTTGCCGTCGAGATCCTGGCCGATGACACGCTCGGTACCGAGAAGCCGATCGCGCTCGCGGGCCGAGATCATCCGCACCTGGCATTTGCACTGCCAGCCGTTCGGCGGCCAGTGCGAGCGCCAGAACGGATGGTCGATCGGCAGAATGAGGCCGACCCATTGCAGATGCTCGACGCGCGGGTCACCCGACGTGGTCCGGACGTAGAGAACATAGGGCAGCACCCGCTTCGAACGCTGCGCCCGCTCCCACTGGCCGGCAGCGCGCGCCGAGTTCATGTTCGCCCAGAACGTCGTCTTCAGCCGCCGATCGCTGGAGAAGTTCACCATGCGATCCGGCTGGGCACCGCTTGGATCCGAGACCATGCGCGGTCCCCACCAGCCCAGCTTGACCAGCTCCCTCTCGATCAGCGGCTTCCAGTTATCGAACCCTCTTCCTTCAGAGATCGCGGTGGATATCGTCGATCGGAAAGCGTTGAGCACGTCCAGCTCGACGGCCTTGGCGACCGTGAACTTGTAGGCATGCTCCTCGGCCCAGACATCGAGCCAGGAGAAAGCCGGGGTCGAGGTCTTGCCGTCGAAGTAGCCGGTGACCTCGGCCGGGACCGCGAAGGCTGGTTTGCGCTCTGCCATCGTCAGTCCACGATATCGCCGACGCCGCGCGCAATTGCCGTCAACCGGCCGAGCCGGTCAGCCAGTTTCGAAGCGTCCGGAAAGCGGGTTTGAAGCATGCTTGTCGCCTCTTCGAAGCTGCCGGCCTTTTCGATGATCTCGGCGATCGGCGCGATGATCGGATCGGCCATGGCCTCCCAATCGTCCATGGCCGTGGCAAACAGAGCCTCGACCTGGTCAAGCGCCTCCGGCTCTCCGGCCTCTGCCGCGAGCAGCGAGGTGCAGGCACCGCAGCGGCAGGCGCGCTTGTGATCCGAGACGATGGCCGAGAGCGCCGCGACCTTCGCCTTCACATCCTCTGCCGGCTCTTCGGGCTTCTGCTTTTCCTCGGGTGCGGGCTTTTGCTCCGGCGGCGTCTTGGCAACCTCAGGTGCCTGCGCAGCCACCAGCAGTTCATCGCCGTCTGCCGGATCGGATAGACCGAGCTTCTCCCGGATCTCGACCTGCTTTACCCGCAAGCCCAGTGGTATGAGCACGCCGAGGCTTTCAGCCAATGCCTTAACGTCTTCAGGATCTGGCACCGGCAGCTCGACGACCGGGTACTTGTCCTGCGGGCCAAAGTTCAGATCCATGAAAGGCTTGATCAGGTCGCGATTGATCGTCGATGCGAGCTGCTTGCAATCGGCACGAAGGATATCGAGACGGACCTCGTTGTGGATCTTCGCCTGGCCGAGCGATGAGCCGTCGTCGCTCGTCATGGTCTGGCCGACAACCAGCTTCGAAATCTGCTTGTCCACATAGTCGAGAAGCCCGGAGAAGACGGCGGCACCATTCGTACCATTGACCTCGTGGAACTCGATATCCATCCCCTGGGGGATGATGGCCGCCGCATCATTCGCGATTGAGGCCACCGCCTTCAGGAGCGTCCGCTTGTCGGCCGGGCTTGCGCTCGCATTGTATTTGCCGACACGCAGCGGCATCCCGTAGACCTCGGAGAATGCCGCCCAATCCTGCAGGGTGAACTGCTGGATCAAGTATCCCCAGGCCGCCGGCCGGGCCATGCCACGGCGCAACGGTAGACCGAGCTTGGTGCGGGGCATGTGCCGCAGGAACTTCGCCTCCGGCAGCGGCTCCCCCTCGAACGAGCCATCCACCGCCAATCGCAGTTGGCGAAGGGTCAGTCTGTCGAGCTGGAAAAAGCGGGGATCGCGGTCGATGTATTCGACAGGCCGGAGCATCTTCCGCTCATAGTCCCACATCATCTCGGTAACAGCGTAGCCCTTGGAAATGCCGTCCGAGAGATGACCGGTCGCCATGACAAAGCCCTCGTCATGGATCAGCTCGTTGACCGCATCGACGATCTTCTTGTCGATGCCTTCCGATTCCACGGTGAAGTCGATGCTTTCGATCGCCAGGCGCCGGGTCTGGAGCTGGGAGGCGAAATGCAGATATCGCTCCTCCATCTCTTCGGCGAGCGTCAGATAGGACCGCGCATTGCCCTCGGCCGCATCCCGCAGAATGGTGCCAAGCCGTTCCGGTGTCAGGCCGGCCGCGACCCGCTCTTCATGGGTCCGCCGCACACCCGCGATCGTCGGCGTCGCGACTTCCTGGGAAAGTGTCTGGACGACAATCGGATTACCGTCCGGCCCGAGAATGGATGATCTGCGCTCTACCAATGCCGTCTCCCATGAAATTCCTCATCATCGTCGTCGAATGGAGGGCCGCCATTGTGGCCACTCATCTGTCGCTGCAGATCACGGATTGAGGTGTACTCGTACTGGAACCATTGCTGCCGGCTGGCCCAGTGGCCGAGCGCCAGCGCAATAGCAAAGTCGCCGTGGCGCTTCTTCGAACCTTCGCCGGTTCGAACATCCGGCACCTTCGGGACACCGTTGATGACCCGGACCAGGCGCACGTCGGCCAGGTGGTCGTCATCCTTGACCAGCGCAATCGCATCGTCTTCGAAGGCTGCCTTCAGCGGCGGCATGTTGAAGCGGTACCAGTCCGCCGAGAACTTCACGGCCGCGATCAGCCCACCATCATTCTCTTCCGTCCGAAAACCGAAGATCCGGCCCATGTCCTCCGCGACCGTCCAGCCCATGCCGGTGGCGTCGAAGGCAGCGCCGACCATGCGCGGCGCTCCTTCCAGAATCATACGGATCAGCAGCTTTTGCTCATCCCCCGGCACGTTGCGCATTTCCAGCGTGAGGGCCTCTTCGCGCTTCAGCATCCGGTCGATCGACAGAAGCGTCGCGACGGACAGGTCGGCGACGCGAGCAAAGTCGAAGCCGAGAGCATGGCGCCGATCGCGATCGAGATTCGCAATCGCCTCTTTAACCTGCCGGATCGGCTCGGCCATCAGCATGGCGCGTTCGAGGCGGGAAAGATGCAGGAAGTTACCCGGCAGCTCGACACGGATGATCGGGTTCGTCACCGTCATCCGCGCTTCGATGAGTGGCGCTGGCAACCATGCCCCGGTTCCGGCCGTCGGAATGCAGAAAAGCTCTTCGTCCGCGCCGTCGCCGTAGAAATCGATAATCTCCTGGCGCCACTTCGCTTCGCCTTCCGGCGTCCACTCGATGCCGTTGACCAGGCAGATACGCTCGTAGAGACCTTCGGTCAGCGCCTGGTCAAAATCGATGCGCAGATGCTTGTAGGGCTTGCGGCCAGCCAGGATGTCTTGGATCTGCTTGTTGAACTCGTTCTCAGTCCCGTTGTGGGTCGAGCAGACCACGACCTGGCCGCCCCACATCAGGAAGGCGAGTGCTGCCTTCAGCAGCTCCGGCAGACTATCGACAAAGGCCGCTTCGTCGATCATGACCACACCCTGCTTTCCGCGCAGGGTGCGAGGCGCAGACGAAAGTGCAAGGATCTCGAAGCCCGAGGCAAAGCGGATGCGGAACGCCTGGATGGATCTATCTCCATCCTTGTCGCTGTCGTCGAACAGGAACTCGTCAACGGCCAGCGCCGCGTTCGAGAAAGCTCTCGCCCACATGGCGCAGGCGTCGATAAACTCGCGGGTCATCTCCTGGGAATAGGAGATGTACATCACATCCATGCCACCGGCCGACTTCGCCCGGCCAGCGCGCAGCGCGGCGTAAGATGCAAAGCCGAAGGTCAGGCCGATACGTCGGCTCTTCTCGATGAACAGCACACGGCATGCCGTGTCTTCAAGCAAAGCGAGTGCGCGCGCCTGGTAGGAGATGAGCGCTTTCGGGAGGCCGATCTGACTGACGAGGCCCGGCAGAACCTCTGTGGCGGTTCGCCGGGCCTCCGCCCACTGTGCCTCGGTAATCGGTGCACTCATGTCTTAACCCCGAGGATCTGGCTGAGGATGTCCTGCGTGGTTTCGGCTGTCAGGCCCTTGGCCTTGGCGACCTTAGACACAGCTTCCTCGGCCTGCGCCTTGAACTCGGCCTCGATCTTCTTCCGCCGATCGCTGGAGACGGTCTGCGCCTGGGTCGCCGATCGCAGCGCCTGGGCGAGCGCCATCGCACCCTTAGGATCGATCCCCTTCGGATTCGTCATCATCTCGAAGACGAGGCTCTTGATCGCCTCGGCCGCAATCAGGGTTAGGTTGTCGGAAGCCTGCGGATCAAACTTTCCAGCAATGGCCGTCGCGATTTCGCGCGTCTCGTCCAGGCGCCGGGTCATGTTCGCGAGCTTGATCGAATACCGGTTGAACGCCGAGAAGCTCGGGATCTTGATGTCCAGTTCGCCACGATATTCCTTGTCCAGGGCCTGCAGTTTGGCGACGAACTCGGAATAAATTTCAGTCTGGGTCTTGTCGCGATCTTGCAGGGCATCCGCAGCCCAGGCGACGATCGGCCCACATTCCTCCGGCAACAGCTCGATGTGGTTTAGCCGTCCGCGCCCCATCATCAGGCTCCAAGGCTCGGGCGGGCGATTCCGGAAATGGTAGAGCGGCGCTCGACGTGATCGAGGCCAGCCTGCGTCAAGGATGCGATGACGACGCTGCCAGCTTGCATCGTCTTTACCGCGCCGAGTTCCTCAAGCTTCAGGATCTGGGTACGAACCCATTCACGCGACCGGGTGTGTCCGAAAGTTTCGAGAACCTTGGTAAGGATGGCCTCGTTCAACGTGTTGTTCTGTTCCTGGGCAAGAGCCTTCAGGATCACGAGGCGGGCGTCTTCGGCGAGGAATGCCTCGAAGCTCATCAGTTGGTCCCCTTCCGCAAGAGATATTCTTCGACGCGGTGTACCGTCCGCGACATACTGGAGATGTTCTCTTCCATCCGCCCCAGCCCGCCGCGCATGTCGGCCAGTTCGAGCTTGAGCTGGGTAAGTGCTTTCTCATCCGGAAGGTGCTTGATCTCAGCCTTGATCTCGACCAGGCCTTCCTCGACATTGTCGATACGCTCGGTCAGCCCTTCGAGCGCCTTGGTATTGGCTCTCGATCCTGCGGTCAGCCAGGCGTAAAATACGCCACCAATGGAGATGAAGGTGGCGACCAGGCCGCTCCAGTCTTTCAAGAATTGCGGATCCATTATCGCATCACCTGTTCGCGCTCGAATTCTGTCTGGCATTCGAGGCAGCGAACCGCCCCGAACTTCTCGCGGCGCAGATCACTGATGGATGCGCCACACTCGCAGTAAGGGCGGCCAGGGCGACCAACGAGTTGACTCGATGCAGCCACCTTCGTCTCACGCTCCTTTTCCACCCGCATCTTGCCGACCTCTCGGTCGAAATCACTGTACATTCGGCCCCCGCCAGGTCTTGACCGCCTCAACCGCCTGGCGACCGATCTCCTTCACCGTGTGGCCACCCATGTAGAGGCTGATGAACCAGCCGGTGAGCGTCATCAGAGTGGCGCTGTCGATCGGATCGAGCGCGATGCCGAAAGCCTTCAGAACAGGGAAAAGCAGGAAGGCGCAGAGCCAGAGGAAGGCGAGCAGATACATCCAGCCCCAGCGCCAGGCGCTCGCCCATAAACCTTCCTTTGTCTCGGCCTGGAGAAGGTCGAACTGCCCTTTAAGGCCTGCCGCCCAAAGCGCGATGAGTTCCGGTGTCTGCTGTTCGACCTCGCGAACCGCTTCCTCCAGACGACCGACCGGCGCGCTTGCGAGTTCCTCTGCAGGCACCCCCACCTTCGAGACCACGGCGTCAATCACGGTGCCGGCAAGATCGCCGGTAGCGCCGCCGATCCTCTTCTCAATGATATCCTTGATGATCGGCGCCCCGATCTTGGCGGCCATGCCAAGGATGACTGCAGATGCGGACATGTCAGAAGCTCCGGAGGAAGTTGGCAACACGGGGAGCTGAGCCGGCGATCCGCGCGGCGATGACATCGCGGTATCGATAGGCCTGCCAGGCGAGATAGAGGATGGCGACGGCAGCAAGGCTCAAGCCCACGATCGTCGCGAGCTGGTCAGGGACAACAGCCGAAGGATCGACCGGGGCAGCCCCGGTGACGACATCCGCCACCTGGTCGCCGCCCGCGACGCCCGCACCGCCGGCCGTGGCAACAGACCCTTGAGCCGCCTTCGAACGGGCGTCGAGTTCGCGCTGAAGCGTGGCGAGTGTCGCCATGCCGACTTTGCCATCGACGGTCAGGTCATGCGCCTTCTGGAACATCTCGACAGCCGTGCGGTCGATGGCGCCAGTCGGCGCGCTGGCGTTATAGCCGAGCTTCACCAGCGCCTTCTTGACCTCCTCGATCTCGGCCGTCGTCAGAGAAATCACGATGGCCGCATAGGCGCCGGGCTTCGCCTGCTGCAGGCCGATAACCGAGCGCTCGATTTCGGCCGGGAACCGTCCTTCCAGGAGCAGGGTCGCCTCCTCGCCACGGCGGCGCGTCAGACCAGGCAGAACCTTGCCATTGCCCTTGTTCCACATCAGCAGGCGGCGGCGCGTGTCGACCGGATTGTTTGCGAGGAAGGATTTGACCCAGGAGGCGGAGTGGATCTTGCCGGTGTTGTAGTCGAAGCTCGTGCCCGCATCGAGCGCGTGCTGGCTGCAGCCGTCACCCAGCGCTTTCAGAACGCGCGGCAGATAGTTCCGGGTCAAAGCACGGTCTACCAGGCGATCATTCTCGGCCTCGGTGATGACCATGCCGGGCTTGACGGTGACGACGCCGGACGCCGTCGTCAGGCCGGCGCCGATCGTCCAGATACCGGACGGGCAGCGATAGGCCTTCTTCACCACGCCCTCATGAGCGTAGAGGAACTTGCGCCCTTTCGGGCTCACGGATCTTGTCATGATGGGCTCCAGAAACGCGAACGGCCGGATGGCCGGTGATCTGGAGCGACTATGCAATCAGTGGGAGATTTGTCGGGCTGACAGCTGTCAGCCGGGTCAGAAGAGACTGCCCTGTCCGTCGTCTTCTCTAGCTTTCATGCGCCAAATCGTGCGCTCATGCAAGCCTGCGATCCGCGCCGCCTCGCGCGCGCTCTTGCCCTGATCCAGCGCTTCCTGGGCGCGGCGACGGGCGGTGGTCAGGATCGCGGCCGGCCCGCGCGGGATGGTCTCGTTCTGGACGCCGCGGAGTTTTCCATCCGGATCAAGGGTAGCAAGGCCCTGGCAGATCTTGTCGGCTGTGTCGAAGCCGAGCAGCTCTGTCAGCCAGTGGCCCTCGGTTGCCCGAGGCGGGATGGAAACCCGTGTGCCGCCATGGCTTCGCGCCACCTCGAAGGCGGCGTCTACACCAGCGATGTCGGCGATATCGGCGAGGATGCCTGGAAGACTGCTCATCTCCTCCCCGCAATCCCGAGCCGAAGCTCGATCTCGATCTGTCGGGCTGTAAGCCTACGGAGCAGCTCCTCGCGATGAATGCGGGTGCGGACATCAACACCGCCACGCATCAGTTTGCGCTGCAGCTCCACGCGCTCGCGCTGGATCGTGTCCAGCTCGGATCGTTCGAAGAGCGGCAGCGAGGTTTCCATCAGCCTCTGGCCTCCCAGCGGATGATGACGCCCTCGAAACGAGAGCCAGGGTTTTCGGCCGCCCAGAAGCGACCCATGGTTTCGCGGGCGGTGGCGCCGATCAGCTTTGTCGGTGCAAGCCCCTGAAGCCGGGCCGGGTCGAAACCATCGGAGATAGCGAACGCCTCGATGTCGTCGCGGTGCAACGGCATGCCGTCCACTTCGATATAGGCGATGCCAGCCTCGATCAGATCCGAGGACATTATGACGATCGGCAGAATGGCGATGCAGATCGGATCCGGGATGATCTTGCGGCAATGGCGAGTGCGCAGCCCGGTGAAGAGCTGAACCGGCTCACCGACATGCGCATGACGGCGGCGGTGGCCCCGGATGGTATGGCCCTTGCTGCCATCCTCGATCTGCGGCGCGAAGTAAGGTCTGAAGCCGTAAGCAACCATCACTTAGACCTCTTGCTTGCTCGGCAGACACGGGTGATGATCGGCGTGTGCAACCGGGAGGACGAGCTTTGAGTATTGAAATGGATGGTCGCATGTACGCGGCGGCAACCGCCGCGCTGCTGCTGGTTATGCCGCAGCAGGCAGGAGCTACGGATTTGGAAAGCCTGCAACTTGCCAACGCTTTGGGAAATGTCCTGGCATCGGAGGAGCCGTGCGGCCTTCAGTATGATCAAGCCGCGATCGCAGAATTTGTTGCGAACAAGGTCAACGCTGAAGATATGGGTTTCGCCTCGTCTCTCAACATGCAGACGATCGGATCGAAAGTAATGATTACTGAGATGAGCGAGTCTCAGAAGACGGCGCACTGCGCTCAGACGAAACGCGTCGCAAAGACCTATGGGTTCATCAAATAAGGCCGCAGAAGCCTGTCCGACTGCCCTTCCATTTTGAACGGCGCGGCCTTTATCATGGGACCTATCCTGCGCCGGCGTGGCTCTCGGCAGCAGCGAAATTGAAAGCTCCGATCCATGCTGCTCAGACTGATTACTGGCCTCGCATTGTGTACAGCCGCCATGGCCTTGGGCTTCTCGATCGGCATAGGTGCTGCGCACGGGGGCTTTGTTGTTTGCACCGAAGGCGACGCATGCATCCGTGAATGGCTTGCGGCTACGAGTGGCTGGGCGGCAGTCTGCGCCGCCCTGCCCACGGTTCTCTACCTGTCCAAACAGATCCGGGACGCCGATCGTCATCAACGCACGAATTTCGCCATCCAACTCCGCCGGCAGCGCATCCTCGCGACTGGAGTAGCGCAACTCGCCTATATGATCCTCGACCAGATCGCTTTGATGCTTAGCGGGAATAAGAACGGTGAATCGCCCAACATAAGAGACTGGAACAAAGACCTCGTGGGGGAGATGATAAGGCACCTCAGGGGCACTGTGCTCCAGAGCTTTGAAGACGAGATAGCATTCCCTGAAAATTTGGGCGCGTACGGCGTCGCGCTCATCGTGGAGAAGGGATTCAGTACAGAATGCAGTGCCTCTTTTACTGCCCCAGACGTCGCTAAAGAGTACTTCGAAAGAATTGTGCGACAGGCCGAGCAATTTCTCGCAGAGATCCGCGATATTACCGAAGCTAGGCTCAGGACTCATTGATCCAGAAGATCATGATGGCGGCGATGGTGATGGCGGCCATGAAGGTGTGGGCGCACCGGTCGTAGCGGGTGGCGATGC